ACAAATGAGAATTGGAGAACACAGTGACTACGGCACTATCACATTACTTTGGCAGATTAATGACGTTCCAGGACTTGAAGTACAGGACCTTGAAGGCACATGGCATGCAGTACCATACGCTGACGACGGTGTAGTTGTAAACATAGGAGACTTACTACAACGTTGGACAAATGATTATTTTAAAAGTACTAAACACAGAGTTGTAAATACGCACATTGACCAAGAACGTTTTAGTATGCCGCACTTTGTTGATCCACAGCCCGGTACTATAGTAAAGAATTTGACTAAAGAACCTGATAAGTATGAACCAATAGAGAGCAAAGAATACCTTATGTGGAGGCTTGCACAGAGTTACTAATGATAAAAGATTATGTAAGAAGCTATCAAGATTTTCCTAAGGAGGGCATAGACTTTAAATGCACAGCAAGTTTATGCCAAAGCCCACAAGGATTTGCAGAAGCAAATAATTTTCTTTATGACAAGCTGTTAAAATATTGTCCTGTAGATAAAATTGTAGGTTTAGATGCTAGAGGTTTTATTTTTGCAAGTATTTTTGCACATAGAACACGCAATCCGTTGGTATTGGCTAGAAAAAAAGGAAAACTACCTCCGCCTATAAAATCTAAAGAATATCAATTAGAATATAGCACTGCAACCTTAGAAATTAAATCAGATGCAATATCTAAAGATGATAGGGTAATTATTATAGATGACTTAATGGCTACAGGTGGTACAATGAACGCCGCAGTGGATATTGTACAGGAATTAGGAGGCAATGTAATTGCTTGTGCTTGTATAATGGATATTACATATTTGCCTGGATCAAGCATAATAAAAGATAGAAATATTCCTTTTTATGCAGGAGCTGAATATTCGTAATCTTAAATATCTCTAAATTTTTCGGTTAAATACGTTATGTCAAAAAGTTTAGATGGTGTCCTAACCAAAAAAGCAAACAAAAAAGAAACTTTTTCTGAAGATCAAATAAACGATCTTATGCAGTGTATGAATACTTCTGACGGCTATTTATATTTTGCGAGACAGTTTGCCTATATACAACATCCTGTACAAGGTAAAATAGAATTTAGTCCTTACGAATATCAATTAAGATTATTAGGCAGTTATCATAATCATAGATTCAATATAAACATGCTTCCAAGACAAACTGGTAAAACAACTTGTGCGGCAATTTATCTTCTATGGTATGCAATGTTTAATCCTGATCAAACAATACTAATAGCGGCGCACAAATATACTGGTGCTCAAGAAATAATGGCACGTATTAGGTATGTGTATGAAATGTGTGCAGATCATGTAAGAGCAGGTGTTACTAGTTACAACAAAGGATCTATTGAATTTGAAAACGGAAGTAGAATAGTTAGCCAAACAACTACTGGTAATACAGGTAGAGGTATGTCTATTTCATTACTATATTGTGATGAGTTTGCATTTGTACAACCTAATATAGCAGAAGAGTTTTGGACTTCAATATCTCCTACACTAGCTACTGGTGGTCGTGCAATTTTAACAAGCACACCTAATTCAGACGAAGATACTTTTGCAACAATTTGGAAACAAGCAGAACAAAAATACGATGAACATGGAAACGAACAAGAAGTAGGGATAAATGGTTTTCATAGTTTTATTGCAACATGGGATGAACATCCAGATAGAGACGATACATGGCGTGATGAGGAAATAGGACGAATAGGCGAAGAAAAATTCCGTAGAGAGTATGGTTGTGAATTCTTAGTATTTGATGAAACGTTAATTAACAGCATTCACCTTGCTAATATGGAAAGCACAAAACCTATAATGAATATGGGGCAAACACGGTGGTATAAAAAAGTAAAAGCAGATGCAACTTATGCCATTGCATTAGACCCAGCCATGGGTACAGGAGGTGATTATGCCGCAATCCAAGTGTTTGAACTACCAGCATATGAACAGGTTGCAGAATGGCGACATAACACAACTCCTATTCCTGCACAAGTACGCATACTAACTGATATTGCAAAATACATACAACAAGAAACAGGCACTACTAATTCAATTTATTGGAGTGTAGAAAATAACAGTATTGGTGAGGCTGCACTTATTGTTATAAACGATTTTGGTGAAGAAAACATTCCTGGTTTGTTTGTAAGTGAACCTATACGCAAAGGACACGTAAGAAAGTTTCGTAAAGGATTTAACACAACGCACGGAACAAAAGTAAGTGCATGTGCAAGATTAAAAACAATGATCGAAAGTGATAAAATGAAAGTTTACAGCGGACCACTTATCACAGAATTAAAAGGATTTGTTGCAAGTGGTAGTAGTTTCAAAGCAAAACCTGGCGAAACAGATGATTTAATCAGTGCAGTGTTACTTGTAATAAGAATGATGTCTGTGCTTAAAGATTGGGATCCAAGAATTTATAATACATTTACAACTGTTGAAGATACAGAAGAATATGAAGCCCCAATGCCTATCTTCATATCTACAAACTATTGATAAATACTATGTCATGAAAAATTTAGAATTAATAGCTGAAGAACTTTTTAATAAAATACGTGGTAGATTTCCGTCTATTACTATCGGTGACGAAGAAGGCAAAGTAACTGATCAGCCTAAGACTGCTCGTTTTTTTGATTTTCAATACAAACAAGGCAACAAAAGTCTAGGTAGTGTAAGTGTAACTTTGACAGATGACGCTGTGCAAGTTATGTATAATACAGATTTCGTTGCAAATGAAGATACCTTAACAAGAAATGAATGGTATAATTTCTTAAAAGAACTGCGTATGTTTGCAAAAAAAAGATTACTAAATTTTGATACACGTAATATTAATAAATCTAATTTAGATAAAAGAGATTATCAATTCTTAGCAAAACAGCGTAGCGGAGATGAACAAATGAATGAAGCAAAACTATATGGCACAAGTAGAAAAAGCTATCAAGATATAGGTACTGCAAGAGTAACTATTGAACATACAAAACCTGTAAACCATGAACTTGCAGCAGGCAGGACACAATATATTGGATCATTGTTTATAGAAAGTTCAGAGGGTGAGAGATTTAAATATCCTTTCAAACATCTTAATGGAGCAAGAGCAATGGCAAGACATGTTTCAGAAGGCGGTAAGCCACATGATGATTTCGGAAAATATATTACTAGCCTGTCAGAAGAATTATCAAGTTTACGCAAATTCAAAACATATATGTCTCGTTCAGCTGTTATGGCAGAAGGCCTAAGTATGTATAATGAAGCGGTAATTGAAAGAATAGATACTATCAAAAATACAGTAGAAAAATTACAGCGTTCTGCTAATTATAAAGAAGCAATTGATAACCATGAATCTGCAATACTTGAAGATGTGCCTACCGATGTTGCAGAAAATTGGATTGATCAATTAACCATACGTCAGTTTAATGAAGAATTACAAGATGTATTTCCGTACATTTATAAATTAATAAGCGAGAAAACCAAAGCACAAGAACTTGGTCCAGATGATCTTGCAGAAGAACGCACAGATGAAGCAGTGCCTATGATATTAGGGCTACTAGGACTTGCTGGCGCAGGATATGTAGCTAGTAAAATAATGCCAACCGCAAAGGATTCACCTTTAGGAAGGGCAATAAAAATTGCTTGTAATGAAGGCGATTCTGATGCATGTAAGTATTACAAAAATTTAGATGCATATGTTGATGCAAACGATACAGAAACATTAGAAATGCTGGTGTTCCAATACGTAAAAGAACAATTTGGCGATTTTGATAAAGTTCCAATGGAAGATGTACACGACGAAGAAATAGAAAATGCGTTTGACGATCTAATGGGACAATTTTCTGAAAGAGATAGCGAATTAGAAGAAGGCTATATGAAAGGCTATCAAAATTACCATTGTAAAGATTGTGGCTGTCAAATGCATGTGGCAACTCCTAAATGCGATTGTCCACACGATTGTCATGACGAATCAGGATCTTGGTGGAGAGATAAAAACGGAAATGGTGTGCCAGACATAGTAGAAGGCAAAGGCGAAAAACGCCAGGCACCTATTAGTGAATTTATTCTTAGCCATTATGATAGACACACTGGACAGTTTCCAAAAGGGGAAACAGCAGTGCTTACAGCAATTGAAAAAGACTACGGAGAACAATTTATCGAGCCGGCGAAACAATTTATAGAGGCAGTGAATATGAAATTTGCAGAAATAAACGGCTACAAAGATCCAGATCTTATAGAAAAAGATAAATTTAGAAAAAATAAACAACAGGCTTCTATTACTGGGAATCCAAAACTAGACCCAAAAATAAGACGAGAAATAGCAAGAGGATCAGACCCAAAAAATATACGAAAAATGTATGGGTTAAATGTTAAGGAATATAGCAATATGATGCGGTATCTAGAAACTCAAAAAATGAAAAAAGCATTTGGGGAAAAAGAAACATTCGAAAGTCAAATGCAAGAAGCACTAAAAGCTGGTGACGAAGAAATGCTTATGAATTTGTATAACCAATACAAAGATAATAAGATGATACCAAAAAAATACAGAGATTTAATGGGAAGAGTAAAAGACGAATTAAAAAAACCAAAAGAAAAAAGATTCGCAGCTTTAACAAAAGGTCCGGATGATGGTACAAGAGGCGGTCAGGAACCTAACAAAGAACCAAAAACAAAAGGCCCAGATGATGGTTCAAGAAAAGGTCAAGAACCAAATAGACCACCAAAGAGTGATTCATCTTCTGCAGACAATCAAAAGCAAGCAGATAAAGCAATGGGTAGAGCAATGCCACAAGCACCTGTACGTAGTATGCCTAAACCAAGTGATGGTGATGACCTTGACTTTGACTATGATTATTCAGGAAGTGAAGTAACAGGTAAGAATATGTACCAAAGCACTGCATACGATCCTGATTATAACGGACCTGAAGGATATCTTAACGATGCTGACGCTATAGAAGGACTTATGAGTTCAGGAGCTTTATCATCCGAAGAAGATCAATGGCTCAATATGGCATATGTAAAATACAATATCACAAGGGAAAACTTAGGAAAAGTATTAAGACAAATTAGGCAAAGGGTTGCAAAAAAAGCGGCAGCTGATGTTAAAAACTTTGATATGACCCAACGGGCCAGCAGAGAATCAACTGAATTAGAAGACATCAAACGCATGGCGGGCATATAAAATAAAATAATTTCAAAAATTTAGCAGAAAGTGGTTGACTTCTGCTATATAATATCATATAGTACATAATGTGCTGTATGATTAAAGGCACAAGCTAAAGGCAAAAATAGGAGGCATATAATGGCATCATTAGCAGAAATTAGAGCAAAACTTAAAGAACAAGAGAATCGCTCTTCAAATACATCATCAGGTGGTGGTGATAACAGCATTTACCCATTTTGGAATATTAAAGAAGGTGAGAGTGCAACTCTCCGATTCCTTCCTGATGGCAATGCAGATAATACATTTTTCTGGCAGGAACGTTTGGTTATCAAACTTCCGTTTGCAGGAGTAAAAGGTGAGACTGACTCACGTCCTGTACAGGTACAAATTCCTTGCATGGAAATGTATGGCGAAACGTGCAACATTCTAAATGAAGTACGTGGTTGGTTTAAAGACGCTAGTCTTGAAGACATGGGTCGTAAATATTGGAAGAAAAGATCATATATCTTTCAAGGTTTTGTAACTGACAATCCGTTGTCAGAAGATTCTACACCAGAGAATCCAATTCGTAGATTTATAATTGGTCCGCAGATCTTTCAGATTATTAAGCAGGCTCTTATGGATCCGGATATGGAAGAACTGCCAACAGATTATACTGCTGGTGTTGACTTCCGTCTTAACAAAACTTCTAAAGGCGGTTATGCAGACTATTCAACATCTAATTGGGCTCGTAGAGAGCGTCCATTATCAGATGCTGAAATGAAAGCTATTGAAACTAATGGCCTATTCAATTTAGGAGACTTCCTGCCTAAGAAGCCAGGCGAAGTAGAACTAAAAGTAATGCAGGAAATGTTTGAAGCATCAGTTGATGGTGAAGCATACGATGCAGATAAATTTGGGTCATACTTCCGTCCAGCAGGTATGGCGGCACGTACAGGTGATCCAGTTGCTCCGGCGGCTACTACTCCTGCTTCGACGCCAACTCCGGCTCCTGTAGCTGAAACAGCACCAGCTACAGAAACTACTGAAGAAAAAGCAGATCCTGCTCCTGCTCCAAAAGCAGAAGCGGCGCCTGCAGAAGGTAATGCACAGGACATTTTAGCAATGATTCGTGCAAGGCAGAGTCAGTAAGATAAACAGACCTCTACTAACAAAATCGAGAACAGCGATTCATTGCCATTGGCTGTCAACGTTCCAAACGTTAGTAGAGGTACTTTTTAATAGGAGATATTATGGCAACTAAGGCATTTGATCCGACTAAGTTTCGGAATTCGTTAACAAAATCTATTTCAGGAATGAGTGCAGGATTTAACGATCCTACTGATTGGGTTTCAACAGGAAACTATGCACTCAATTATCTTATTTCAGGTGATTTCCATAAAGGTGTTCCTATGGGTAAGGTAACAGTATTTGCAGGTGAAAGTGGTGCAGGCAAAAGTTATATTTGTGCAGGTAATGTGGTAAAAGCGGCACAAGAACAAGGTATCTTTGTAGTTCTTATAGACTCAGAGAATGCACTTGATGAAACTTGGCTACATGCACTAGATGTAGACACAAGTGAAGACAAATTACTTAAATTAAATATGTCAATGATAGATGACGTTGCAAAAACTATTAGTGTGTTTATGGCAGACTATAAAGCAATGACTGAAGAAGAACGACCTAAAGTGTTGTTTGTAATTGATAGTTTAGGTATGTTACTAACACCTACAGATGTTGATCAGTTTAACAAAGGTGATATGAAAGGTGATATGGGCCGTAAGCCTAAGGCGTTAACTGCACTTGTTCGTAACACAGTTAACATGATTGGTTCACACAATGTAGGACTTGTATGTACTAACCATACATACGCATCACAAGATATGTTTGATCCAGATGACAAGATATCAGGAGGTCAAGGTTTTATCTATGCATCTTCAATAGTTGTAGCAATGAAAAAACTTAAACTAAAAGAAGATGAAGATGGTAATAAGATTAGTGAGGTACGTGGTATTCGTGCTGGCTGTAAAGTAATGAAGACTCGTTATGCAAAACCGTTTGAAGGTGTACAAGTTAAGATTCCTTATGAAACTGGTATGAATCCATACAGTGGTTTGCTAGAGCTTTTTGAGAAAAAAGGACTAGTAGTAAAGTCTGGTAACAGACTTGCATACACAACACTAGATGGTGAAGAACTACTTGACTATCGTAAAAAATGGACTGGCGAACTTCTTGATAAAGTAATGTCTGACTATGTAATAAAAGAACAGACAAAGGTAAATACCGAGGAAACTGCTGAAGAAGTAGTTGAAGAGATTATCGAGGAGTAAAATATGGACGAAAGTCAAATTGTAGACATCTGGTTGGTTTTTAAAGATTCAGTTGATCCAAAAAAAATTGAAACAGTAGCAGAAAGATATGTTGATATTTGTGCTGACTACGGTACAAGCGATGAGTCTTTTCGTGAAGCAATTGGTTCCTGTACTGAATTAGATAGTGCAATTAATTACTATCTTGACGACGACTGGGACGACGATGATGATTACAATAACGAGTGGGAAGACTAAATGGGATGGTATTCAGAAGTAAGTAGAGACGTTGGTAAGATACCTAATGCTGTTGCATTTTTCGAGGCTGAACTTGAAGAGGCAAGAGTAGAATGTAAACTTAGCGGCAACTTAGAACGTGCTTCTGCATCTATGCCTGGTATTGTTGAGCATCGATTTAATCAACTACAAGAGATTGAAGCGATACTGAACTATTTAAATATTGAACTACGCAGATTGCGTAGTTCATATTTTAAAAAATATCTTGAAAATTATCAACGTGCATTGTCTAGTAGAGATGTTGATAGATATGTAGATGGTGAAGCTGATGTGGTTGATTATGAAAAGATAATTAATGAATTCGCTTTACTACGAAACAAATGGTTAGGTGTCTTGAAAGCACTTGATCAAAAACAATGGCAGATCACAAATATAACTAAACTGCGTGTTGCAGGTATGGAAGACGCCAGTCTTTAAGCAACATAGTTAAGTGCGTATATAAATATCTTTATGAAACGCATTGTATTAGTAACAGGTGGATTTGATCCACTGCACTCAGGTCATATTGAATATTTTAAAGCCGCCAAACAGTTAGGTGACGAGCTTTGGGTAGGGCTGAATAGTGACGAATGGTTAAAAGCCAAAAAAGGACAAGCATTTATGCCATATGAAGAACGTGTACAAATTATACGTAATCTAAAAATGGTTGACAACATTGCAATTTGTTACGGCGATGCAGAAACTAACGATGCCTGTGGTGCAATACATCATGTAAAATCAGTAAATCCTATGAATACAAAAATAATTTTTGCGAACGGCGGAGATCGCAAACCTGGAAATGTTCCAGAACAAAATGTATACGAGGAAGATGCAAATGTAGAATTTGCATGGGGAGTGGGAGGAGACAATAAGAAAAATTCTTCTAGTTGGATATTACAAGAATGGAAAGAACCTAAGACACAAAGAACATGGGGGTATTATAGAGTGTTACATGAAAACGGACCAGGAGTAAAAGTTAAAGAACTTACTGTTGAACCAGGTAAAAGATTGAGTATGCAGAGACACGAAGAACGTAGCGAACATTGGTTTGTAAGCGAAGGCACTGCTCATGTTTATACTCTGAATGTAAGTACAGATGCAGAGTTACGTGGTA